TAATTGATTTGTAAAAAGTTACTTTCATAAGTATAAATAAAGGTGAGAGTCCCTGCTAACATAACCGCCAGGAGATTTGCAGGGATTTATACTCTCTAATGTTTTTGTCATGGCGATTATATTATGGGACAAATGTAATAAATTAATTTATAATTGATACTAAAGTGCAAAAATAATTTTTTTGTGCTGTTTTGTGCTATTATTTGTGCTGTATAAACTCCTATTGTTATTAGGCTGTAGAAGATTAGAACGAAAAAACACTTTTTTTTCCTAAAAACTGTTCACCCCCCAATATGAAAATAAATTTTTTTTTTATTAAAAATATATTGTAAATAAAAATATATAATATATAGAGTATAGGGATGTGAATTGTACTTTTGTTCTAATTCTCTACAAGTCAATATCAGTATAGGAATTATACAGCACAAAAAAAGCTCCTAAGAGCTTTAAATTATTTCAGCTAGTTCTTTAGCTGTCATATAATCTTTAAATTGATGGACCTTATCATACTCATAAGGCATCTGAATCTTTACATTGATGTAATTAAACTGCTCTATTGCCGAAACTTTGTACTTATCCTCATAATCATTATTAAGAGCAGCTTGAACTAATGGCTCTATCTCATGCAGATATACTTTATCCTGCATCCTGGTCCATCTCCTGTGCATTCTGATACCATGAATAACAGTAGCATGATGTCTATTGAGCATCTTACCTATTTGAGTAAGTGATACCTTACATTTGTTCAGCCTGTACATTACATAGTATCTCTTATAGACATAGGCTCTATTTCTGCTATTAGTATCTAGCTGATACTTTGCAATCTGTCCTATTAAAAAATTTATTTCTTTCATAATAATTTAGTTTGAGTTACTGACTTAAATAAATCTGACTGAGACTCCATTACACCGGTAGCATTAATGAAATCTATCTCTACCTTTGCTGATTGGATTAGTGTACCTGCGAGCTGAGATATTGCCTTAGCTTTATCCACCTCTACATTCACCTGGTCTGTTGTTAATGTCTCATCACTTAGTCTTTCAAGTGCCATGAAGATGTGATCTCTTAGATCACTTAGTTTGTTGTGTGCCATTGTTATTTATTTTTTTTATTAGTTTACATTTTAATCTCATCACCTGCTGTAGCTCTTTAGGCAATCTTTGGATAGTATTTCTAGCCATATTTTCTTTCTTAGTTATCATTAGCAAATTAGCAATATCATTATTCATATAATCACCATCCTTATACACTACTACCATCCCTTTAGGAATTGGTCCATTGTGCTGTTCCCAAGTATATCTATTGAGCAGCTGCCAATTACAATCTGCTAGCTTAATATACTGATACATCTTTCCTCCTGTATCTCTTCTCTGATGGATAGTACCTATAGGCTGAGTATTGGTAGGCTTAGAGCCTTTTTTAAACATAGTCCTAGCACATTTCTGATAAACTTCTGTGGACATTTTTTGTCCTTTGTTAGCAGGTACATTACCTTTCTTAAATTGAGTAGCTTTACCTCCTAGATAACCTGGAGGATATTGAGTAGACCTAAGATATACAGGATCTTTCTTAATACCCATAGCCCATGCTCTATTATAAACTAATGACTCACTAAGTCCTAAGTCATCTGCTATCTTTTTAGTAGGCTCAAATGGATACCTTTCTCTTATGATATCATTCAAAATCCTCTTTGACAGTATATCATTGCCTGTATTTTTTCTTTCTGTAGCCATTGCAAATACTTAAATAATTTTTTCATATCTCTTCAATTAATATAATTAAGTCATCATTTTTCTGTATGAGCTGCTTAACATGATCAGGATCATATGCCTCTACTATCCTAGTCACTAACTTTACAGGACCATTCCAATAGTCAAAGGTCTTATACACTACTTTATATATCTTCATTGTCATTATTTTTAATTGGCACATCTAAGCCATACATTAAATCAAACATCCTAAAATCTCTAGCAGCATTTCTTTTACTGCCCTCATAACTTTGAAAATACCACTCTCTGAATCTCAGGTATTTTTGGTGAGTATACTCACCATTAGCTATGGCATCCTGTACCTCAATAGCTAGCTGTGTGAACTCAGTCATGGTGATTCTATTATTAGGTCCTTAATTATATCATTTTGCTCCTGGCATTCTTTTAGCCTGTAGATTGATATTGACATTCCAATTATTAAGCCTATTACTAGACCTATAAATGCATCTTTATATTTTCTCATTGCTTTTATTATTTATGATTTCTAAATATCTTAGGTATAGAGGTAGATTAAATCCACCTCTTACCTCATCTGCAAATCTTCTGCTAGTCCAAAATCTTAGAATAACACTAAATGTAGGTGACTGTCTCATAGTTTAGATTTAAGTAGCTTAAGATTTGCATCACTTAAAATAAACAGGGACATATATTCGTCATCAGTCTCTGATGCATTGTAGGTAAATGGCTCAATAGTGCCTGCTATGTATACATCACTATCATAGTCAGTAGTCCAATTAGAGAAATAAGTATTATCTCTTTTGAATAGGTTTATAAAGTTCATGATATAAAAGATAAAAGTGGAAATAAAAATACAAGTGTTAATATTATAGAGATTACTATGACAAAAGCCATAGCAAATCCTTTTTGCTCTTCTCCTACAGGAGTAAAGTATTTAATTAGTTTCTTCATTGATTCTATCTATTAGGTTAGAAATAGTTACTGCTTTAGTGTAAGCTCTTTGTGTAGCAGAATCTCTATATCCTACTGCATCTCTTAACTCATCAGCTTCATTTTTTAATTCTTGATACTGATCTAGAATAATCTTTAAAATTTGTTCTTTGTCCATGTGTAAAAGTTTTAATTGTTAATAACTATACGCCAAAGATAGTATAAAGTTTTATATCTGCAATAAAAAAGTGTAATTTATAATCATTCTAAATAAGGATAGGTACAATTTGTACCCATCCACAAGGGGACAATTTGTCCCCAGGTTGAAAGTAAAACATATAATCAAGGGCAAATTACACCCTTAAACACATAACAAGGGTAATTTTTACTTAATAATGTATTAGAGTAAAGGTAAAATATATAACTGAGGTCGCAATTTGCGACTGCAATCAGCGAAACTTACTAACTTGGAGAGAATTGCTACAGGTTATACCCTTAAAAACTTTGGTATTATTAAGGTTATACCCTTAAAAACTATACATATAATCGGAATTTAACCGATAATGTATAGTATAAGTTACAAAAGTATCGTTATTTGTAAACTTTATTTAGCATTATATGTAAAGTAAAAAAAGCAGCTGCGTGCTGGGGAGCTTACAACTGCTTTCTACACTATGGAACTATGCAAAGTTAGTGTTTATATTTGAATTTTAAATACTCTATGTAAGTTTTATTATTTATTTTAAAGTGTTTCCTGCAGTCATTACACAACATCCAATAGTGGATAGTCCCTGCTGCAGTTACTACCTGTTTATTATGCCTCACATTATAGTTAGTACATTCAGGACAGCAGTACTTCTCATCTCCCTCCATTACAGCATAATGAGTAGCAGGAGTAGTGTAGGAATTTAGTTTATTAAATACAGCTTCAAGTACAGTGACATCCATCTTACAATATGCTACCATTTTATCCATAGCCTGCTGATCTTTCTTAAATACTATGTCTTTCCACAAATCTAATCCTCCTGTATCCATCTTCTGCCCTACTCCTAAATACTTAGCTATATAGTCTAATTTATTTGAGTTAAAATTAAAGTACTTTCTAGCCCATTTAAGAGTATCTATAGTCTTAGGTGAGGGCATAACATCAAGTCCATGTATTATAGCTCTTGTGCGTAGCCATTTGAGATCAAATTTATCCCCATTATGAGCCACAATTTCATCAGCTTGAGCCATAACTTTGAGGAATGCTTTAATCATTGCCTTATCAGATTGCTTTTTATCCCAAGTTAGGAACTGTACATCATCCTCTGACTCCCATTTATAGCAGATGCAGATAATTGCTCTCTCATGAATGATGTCACCTGGATTAATAGTTAGGTTATATCCTGATCGCCAAAATATACCAACATTGAATGATGTCTCAATGTCAAAAAACAGTCTTTTTCTTACCATAGATGGTGTAAACTTAGAACATATATCTCTGTCTAGCAAATTTAAAGAGATATGATAATAGTAGACCTATGCCTACTCCTACAAATAATAGACTTAGATTGCCATTAGGTCTAGGTCTTTCTGCTTTAGCTTTTTTTACTTCAGACTTTGCCTTTTGTCCATCACTTCTATACTTATATTTGTATACTAGTCTATCTTTATAGATAGTCTTTACTTGTATTTTATACTGTAGTCTTTTGTCCTGCCTTGTGAGGGGAGTATACACTGTTCTATACTTTATGATAGTATCTTTAGTAGTTATAAACTTCTCCCATATTATATCATTATTAATTATAACAGGTATAGAATCTAGTGTAGTGATTCTGATAGTATCACCTGTCTGCTCACATTTATATCCTTTCTTAATTGCTTTATTAAGATGGTATTGTGCAGAGCATGAGCTAAGCATTAAGATAATTACACTAAGTCTAAATATCATTTGATTCAATTAAGGTATAAGTAAAGTGATTACCATGTATATCTTTAGCTCTATTAACTATCACCATAAACTCATTAAAATCTTTTACTCTTTTAAATACCTGACAGCCCTCTGACCAATTTTCTACAAAGCTAGATACTGTACCTGCTTTATGGATATTGATTCCAAACATTCCTGTATCAGTCTTACCCTGTGCAAAGGTCATATCTCTATCACCATCTCTCCATACAGTCACATCTCCTAATCTTTGACATACTGCCTCATACTTACCTTGATGCTTAGATATAGCATAGACTCCTTTATACTGTCCTGGAACTAATCTAGCTACTCCCTTAGCATTATGAAATTGCAGTACTCCTTTTTTACCTGGCTCAGTAGTTGCATCCCACTCATGGTAGTGCCATTGACCATCTACTCTATAAGATATAGTTAATTTGTCATCAAAGAGATTAGTAACTTTTTGACCTGGTGCTGAGTTACGAACTCCTATAATGTTTACATCATAATCTTTAGGACCTGCAAAGTATGCATAACCTTTAGCTTTTACAGCAGCATCTATTTGCTCTCTTAAGTATATCATTTCTTTATCTTTTTAATGTCCTCTTTAATTTCTGCAGATCTAGCTAGTAGATTCTTTAATGATGACCATAGGTCCAAATGATAGACTTGCTTGTATGACTCATTGATAGACATTACCTCTATACTAGCTAACACTAATGCCACTACCTTTGTGAGCATAAATGGTACACTGAAAAAAGTTAGTATGATATCATTTAGTATGAATTGGTCTATCAAAAAAAACATAATCACAGTAATCTCATAGAGTGCTAACTTACTTATTATAGCTGAGAGCTTTCTACTACTTATTTTTTCTTTTAACTTTTTAGCTTTCCAAATACCTGTGATAGTATCAATAGCTATTAATACTCCTATCATTATAAGAATACCACTTATTGGTAAAAAGAATGCAAAGCAAATAGATATAAGTGTCAATAGTTCTGATTGTATAGATATTAGTAGTAGGGATAATTGTGCTTTCATTTTTTCTCTTCAATTTCAGATACTAGTAAAAAAGTAAAGTAAGATATTAGTAAGCATCCTAATAAATTAAAATGTAACTGATCAGCAAATAGCAAAGAGAAACCTGAAAGATATCCAAAGCCAAAAGTTAATACTGATAATACTCCTGAGTGATTCATAATATTAAGATTGAATTGTTATAACCATTATTTCCTGCACCTCCACATAGACCATTGCACTCTAGCAATCCATTAGATAGACAGTCACATCCATCTATCATAGGTCTTAAGTCAGTATCTCTATTAGTTGTACCTGTGAATATTGGATACAAAGCTCTGTTCTTAAGTAAGTATCTAATTAATCTCTGCTCAAAAAACGAGGCTTTCTGTGCATAGTGTTCCATACTGAATGCTATAGTACTTCTATCTACAGATGCACTGTTATCTCCAAACTGAGTCTGTAGACCTTTATTCTTTAGCTGTAGAGATAGACCAAATACAGCATCCTCTGCAGCTCTCCATGCTATAATAGGCTGAATGAATGTTACTAATGTCTCTTCATCAGGATCTAATGTCTGATCATTGTACTTAGTTAGCAAGTCATTATAGAATGTAGTGCCTAAGATAGGCATGATTCTTAGCTGAGCTTGAGTAGCTAGGTAGGGAGTTACATTATTTACATCTACATTGGCTGTGATGGGTGTGTTATTCTTTAGATAGGTTTCTGTTATAAAGTATAGCATTATAGTATAGGTGTTTGTGCAATTTGTGTTTTGCTTTTATCTCCTCCAGGTACAGGAGGTAAAGATGCTAAGGCTCTAATCTCATTTTCTGTCATAGTCTCAAGTACTTTAGTAGCTACCAAAGGTGATAGACTATTAAGTGCATCATTAGTCTTAGATGTATCTCCCTCAAGCTCTACTATTGCCTCGTTAATTATCTGATAGTTATTGATAGTAAAATCTGCATCTATCTTAGCTATGAATAACAGCTCATTAAAGATATCAGCTACCATATCTCTCAATGGCATTACTACATTTTTCTCAAATATGATGTAAGCCTGCTTAATATCTGATCCATTACCTAATGAGCCTGTAGTTCTGATTCCCATAAGTATAGGATCAATGGTATGACTAAAGCAAATCTGCTCAGTATTCAGCTGTGATGCCTCTTGAAATAGACTATCATTACCATTAGTAGGTAGTGACTCTATCTTAGGTAGTTGGTCCTGACTATTAGCAAAGAATGCTACAGCTTTACCTGCATTAGCAGCACCTTTCAATCTATCAATAGTATTTCTTATCATGTTCTTCTCCTCCTCAGACTGAGGTCTTTTAGGGAACATCATAGCAAAGCTAGGAAATACTGAATTTTGGATATTACTTTTAGCAAAGTAGCTAAGTTCACCTGATAGGAATGCAAAGTTTAGAGCTGAGGTGTAGGTAGGTAGTGGATAATAATCTTGACCTATGCTATCTACTTCATATACAAATAACTGCTCATAATCTCTAGAGGTAGGAGTGTATCTTTTTATCTCCTGGACTCCAATCCTACTAGCCCAATCATCACAAATATAATATCTCTTTCTATCTAAGTTTACTCTAAGTTTCTCAGGGGATAGATTGACAATTTTAGTGAGCTTCATCTTATCATCAAAACATAGCTTGAAATATACTCTATTATGTAGGATAAGTTGCTGAGTTACTGCAGGAACTATCTTTCTTATGTTTAATTTTCTCTCTAGTGTATATAGTTCTAGCTTATCCTCAAGTGTAAGTCTATCTGCCACTATATTAAATCCACCACCTACTGCTGCATTCACTTTATACCCTACAATAGAGCCATGTAATGGAGATGAGTAATAAATCTGATTGAGTAGCTCAGGGAATAGGTTATCCTGCCCAAATGGAATATATCCATTAGTCTGATTCCTACCATTAACATAGGGTAGTGTAAGATTTGCACCTCCTACTTTAAGGAATGGAGTAGAGAATGACTGATATCCCTCTACTATTTCATGCTTTACTGTTTTAAAAAAATCTTTTAACGCCATAACTATTCGTAAATTGATGAGACTATTGGTCCTGATACTACCATCCTGCCCTCTTCAATCACTACTCCTGTAGAGTTAGCAATAGTTGGAGGTGTGGTACTTGACTCATAGATGCTGTATGTATACTGTCCTTTAACTAGTTCCAAA